CTTTGTTCGTTTTTTCGCCTGTTTTTTCGACAGAATCACCGAGTTCATCGGTTTTTTTGGCGGTTTTGTCTGCTCCGCTTTCTACATTGTCAAGTTCTTTTTCGTAATTGCGGAATTCTTTTTCGCTTTTTCCGATGGCGGCTTCCTGATCAAGAATGGAAACATTCAGCGAATCAATCGACTTTTTATTGGATTCCTGTTCCTTTTCAACAGAAGCAAGCTGCTGTTCAAGCAAACGGTATTCCTTGCTTGTTTTATCCACGCCGTTTTCGGCGAGGTCTTGCATCTGTTTCCGCAGTTCTGCCGCCCGTTTCCCGTTCTCGTCGTATGCGGTCTGTTGCCGTTCCAACTGTTCACGGTACGATTGCAACTTCGATTTCTGCGCGGCAATGATGGAATCAAGCTGTTTTAATTTGGCTTGGATTCCTTCGGCAGATTTTGACCAATCGTCCATCCCTGCCGTTGCCGCCTTAAACTGCGCGTTGGCAAGTTTGATTTGCTGATTCGCTTCTGAAATGCCGCGCTTTAACTGCGATACATCGACGGCAAATTTTGTTGTAATGGTATCATTTGGCATTCAATCACATCCCATTAAAACCAATCGTTCCCTGCTTCAACGCGCTTCTTGGTGTCTTCCTTCTTCGGTTTGTAGTCCTGTATTCGCCTTACTAAAAGAAATATTTCCGCGCCCCGTGTTCGTCTGATCACTATCGGATTCAAACTGGGGAACATTTCGGAAATAGAAACTTCCCAATCAAAAAACAACTGATAAAGCGGCTTCTTTTCTTGCCGCTTGTTCAGTTTTTTCTTCCGAATCCCTTTCCAAGTTCGGCAATGGTGTACATCACCACATCGTAAAATACCTGAACGATTTCACGCACAGAGCAACAACGGATTTCCTCGTCCGTGATGCCGGGGAAAATGTCTTTCAGCAGTTCCTTAACGGTTCCCATGCTGTTATGGACGAGGCTGAACGCTGCCCGTAAGACCTCATCGTTTGAACCCGTCTTCATATCGTCCAGTTTGACCGCCGCCGAAACATCTTCCAACGTGCCGAACATTAAATCGTAGGTGTCTGCCGTGTAGGTTTTCACGATTTCGCGCTTATTTCTAATATGCAGAATCATTCTTCTTTTACGCCTTTCTGTTTTTTATCCTTTTCTTTAAAAAAATGCCGGGGCATGACGGCGAAAGGAGGAAAAACCGTCTATGCCCCAGCCGTGGCAATCTTAAGCTGCCGTGGAAACAACCGCCACATCACCCGTGACAACCTGAATATTACCCGAAGCGAACGCAACACCGTTGACGGTGATCGTGCCGCCCGTGCAAGTGATGGTCAGATGGTCGCCCGAATAAATCGGGTCAGCTGCGGTCAGCGCAACGCCGCCGCGAGTAACAACAACCGTTGTACCGGCAGCCGCCGTAATGGTCAGCGCATACGCCGTCTTTGCGGTCAGCGTGTCGGGCGTGGTCACCTCGTCAAAGAAGCCGCTCACATCGGCAAGCTTCAGCGTGGTATCAACAACCGTGGAAGTCGCCGGGGACGGGTCACCCATAGCATCGGGCTTGTTGACGAATTTGTGATTGGTGAATACGCCCGTATAAGTCAGCGATTCGCCGTTGGAATCCGTGCCGTCCGTGATGGTGTTGTGCGTCTGATCAGATTCGGCGAACGAACCCTTCAGCCGCCACACATACACATCGCCCGACTTTTCGGGATCGGAAGACAGTTTCTGCGTTTTGTAACCGATGGCAAAATACACGGTCTTTCTGCCGCCTTCATAGATCGCGCCCCGGTTCTCATCGTAATGAAGCCCCATCAGCTTTGCACGAACATCGAGCGGCAGCGCGGCGCATTCGATGGTGATTTCCTCGGCACTTTCGCCGTTGATCACAAGCGCGCCCTTGTTATCGTAATACACCCTTGCGGACGAAGCGTTTACGGTTTTGCTGATGGTGGCAAGACCGGCAACCGGGAAGGGCGTACCGCATACAAATTCCGTTTCGGTGTCTGTGATGACTTCGGCGGCGACTAAATCGCACACACCGCGCCATACCTCATAGGAATCTACAGCCATGTTTTATCAACTCCTTAGAATTCAAGATAAAGGGCGTTGACAGTACGCCCCGTGTGCGTGGGTTCGTCCGAAGAAATATCGCGTCCTTTTCCCGAAACAATCCACCCATGCCGACGAAGAAGTGTTATCGCTTCTTCCAATTTCGTGTTGACAAGCAGAGGATCGGACGAATAAAAAGTAACATCGAAATTCCACACATACGAAACGGGTAAATTATCGTAGTGCAGATTATCCAATGTCGAATTGTTCCAAAAAGTGAAAAACGATTCGGGATATTTCGCGTCTTGCGCCATGCTCCCTTGCAGAAACACGGGAAACCCGAATGTTTCCAATATTGCGATCAATTCATCCTTCATTTCATCGCCTCGTCAATTGCTTTGTCGTAAATTTCTTTTTGTGCGGCTAAATATGCCTGTCTGACTTCCTGCCCGTAAAAAGCGTCATACAGTTTTTGGTCTTTAACCATCTTCGGCGTTCCGTACATCAGGAACAGGGAAACGGGGCTTTTCTTCAGGTCAAAACCGGCTTGAATCGTTGCTACATCCTGTTTCCATTTGACGGGCAAATTCGGTCTTAAAGTCGCTTCTGTCTTGCCTTTGGAATATTTACCACCGGCAGGCAGATATTGGTCTTGCAGACCGATTTCGGCGGCTTCTGTGACAATATCCCGCGTGGCTTTCAATGCTTCTTCTGCGACGGCTTTTACATCCGCTTGAAGCTTCAGCAATTTCGCGTTCAGTTCCGCAAAACCGCCAAATTCAACCGAAAATGCCTTACCCATTACGCACCACCGCCAATATGCCGCACTTTGAATTTCAAATACTGATTCCGCATTTCGATATTTTCGGGTGTTCCGATGATTTCGTAAACCTCATCGCCAATCTTTACGCGGCAATTCGCTTTGATTTCGGGACGGAACCACGTTTCCAATACCGCCGTATCTTCGACGGAATAAATCCCGTTTTCATCTCGCTCCGTACCGCCAAATGTGCGAAACGAACAATTGAACGAAATGCCAACGGCAGGGAATGCCTTCACAGGCACACCCTGCACGATGGACGATGTCGGAATCAGAAGTTCAGCCGTTACGGAAAACGGCGTTGTGGGTTTGTAACTCACGGAGTGACGGCGGTCACGGTGATAACGGTGTCAGCAAGAACAGCCTTGTACAACGTGATTCCGTCAGCCTTGATTTCTGCGTCTTCCGCGCCGACGATTTTATCAAAATCATACGCGGCGACAAAATAAGCCGTACCGGCGGTCAGGGCGCCGAAGTCAAGCGTCTTGACAGGCTGATCGCAAAGGAAAACGGAACCGTCAGCAAGAACGAAATTGCCTTCCACATCGGCGGCTTTCGCCACGGTGTAAGAAGTGCCGTGAATGTTCAGCATGATGCCAACAATGGACAGAAAATCACATTTCTGCACAGGCACAATGCGGTCATTATTGATCATTGTGTATCAACTCCTTAATTATTTTTAAGTTGTGCGGCGCGTTGGATAAAATATTCGGACAATTTACCTTCCGCGCCGCCGTAGTTCCACAGGTCGGCAACGCCACGGGCAACGATGCCTGAAGTGAGCCGATTTTCGGGAACGCCAGCATCCTTCAGAAACGCCACCACTTCGGCGATATAAATCGTCAGTGTTGCATCCTGATATTCGCCCGTGATGCCGAGGGCTTTTTTAACATCGTCAAGCATTGCCTTTTCTCCTGTTTGTTTTTAATGCAACGCCTCAGTTTTTAGCATTGCGGCTGCTGTTTACGGTGTTGCGGTCGCAAGTTTTGTCTCATCGTATATCCAGTTGCCGTCATGGTCTCCTGACGCCGCTACGATGCGGCACAACAGCGGCGCCCCATCATCGAGGCTCGTTGTAGAGAAGACAGCTTCCCCCGTCCCATCGCTGTAGGCTTTAATGCTGCTATCCGTGAAAGTGTCAAACGTACGAATCGTTGTCCCTTCGTTTTCTGCGGTGGCACGCAACTGGAATGCGATCTGCCGTCCTGATGCGGCGGCGGCGAGAACCTGCGCCAATGTTGCCGATGCTTCCGAAATTTCCATTGTCTCAGTATTAAGTGTTGCCGTGACGATGAGCGGTTTTGCCACTTCCAACGCTGCCGTGATAACCTTGTTCTGAACTGGGTTTTTGCTCGTTTCGGACAATTCATCGTCAACTGTGATGTCACCCGAGGATTTTTTAAGGATTTTGACGGTGGTGTTGGAAAGGTCTGTCGTGTCGGATTGGACGAGAACGCGCCCGTTTTCGTCCTCCCACGCAACCATCACAAGAGGTTCGTCGGGATTGACGCGAGACGGCACTTCGCCATCAAACTGCACATTAAACCCAACAAGCGGCGATCCTTTTTCAACATGCACCATCGTACTCGGATTGCTCTCATCGTTGAGGTAATAAGTCTCGAATTCGCTGATTTCGGGGACATTCTCAGCGACAGCCTCGTAAGAGTACTGCCCCTCCTGTCCTTCCATCTCCCCGACCTGAATCTCCGCAACGGTTTCGTATTCGTCACCGCCGCCGCCTTCTGCGACCTCGGAAACCTTGTCGATGGCTTCGGGGATGGTGGTCACATCCCCGAAATCAGTGCCGCCAAGTTTTTCGTAAAGCCCTTTCAGGCTTTCAATCGTAAGTGCCATTATTCAGCACCCCCTTAATTGGCTTTCTTCTTGATCAGAACGTAGCCCGTTGGATTCAGCACCTTGCCGTCAACAACAACGATGGCTTTATCCACCCATTCGTTGGTTTCTTCGTCGAAATAGCGGCGCATGG